CACCGGTGTTCGCCGATGGGTGCCCGCCCACCGCAGACCCCGCTGACCCGCGCGGCGGCAAGGCGGTCGCGTCCTGGCGCTGGTCGCCGCCCGCCCCGGCGGTGAAGCCGTCCGTGTCCCTCGCGCACGTCATATACGCGGCGAAGCACGACCCGACGGCCGCGCAGGGCCACACCACGCACAAGGCCGAAGTCCTCCTCGTCGAGAAGGCACTGAAGGCGGAAGGCCTGCTCGAGGCCCAGTACCTCGACGGTTCCTTCGGCACCAAGTCCGTCGAGGCGTATGCCCGCTGGCAGCGCTCCCCGGCCGGCGGCGGCTACACCGGCTCGGCCGCCGACGGCATCCCCGGCAAGGCCTCGCTCAAGCTGCTCGCCGCCCGGCACGGCTTCACCGTCACCGACTGAAAGAGCGCCACCATGAAAGACACCTCCAAGCGCACCGCGCGCACCATCCTGCAGACCGCGGTCGGTGTCGCCGTGGCGCTGCCCTGGATCGTCGACGCGTCCGGCGTCCCCGCAGCCCTGCCCGGGGTCGCCGGATCGCTGGCAGTCGCGGGCGGCTTCGCCCGCGTCATGGCCCTGCCCAGCGTGCAACAGCTGCTGCCCGCCTGGCTGCGCACCGACGAGGCGAGCCGCCAGTGACCACACCAGACCCGGCCGTCGCCGTCGAGCTGGAACGGCTCCGCGGCACCGTCGAGGCCGGGTTCGCCCGCGTCGACGGACAGCTCGCGCTGCTGGTGCAGCGCGGCGACCAGACCGACAAGCGGCTCGACGACCATGAACGGCGCCTGGACGCGATGGAGCAAACGCGGTGGCCGCTGCCCACCATCGGCATCCTCGCCGGCGTAGTAGGTGCGGCCACCGGCGCCATCGCCCTGTTCGCCAGATGACCGCGGCCCCGCTCTCCTTCGGGAGGGCGGGGCCGCTTTCGTGCGTCCAGGGTCAGTGCAGCGCCTCGATGGCCTTCAAGATCAGGGCGCGCGCCTCGGCCCCGTACACGGCCATGCCGCGCAGCTCCTCGAACGCTGCCAGGTACAGGGCGATCTCGCTGGGCTGCGTGATGTTCACCTGCGCGGACAGCAACTCGACGGAGACCAGACTGTCGTCGTAGACGTGGAACAGCTCCTGCGGCCACAGCAGCCGCTGCGAGGTGGCGTCCGGGATGATGCCGAGCGAAACCGACGGGAGGACCCCAGCCGTGAGCAGGTAGCCCAGTTGGGCGGCCATGGTGTCCTGGTCTCCCAGCTGGTAGCGCAGAACCCCCTCTTCGATGACCAGGACGAAGCGGTGCCCCGGCTCGTGGATGACCTTGGACCGCTCGGCTCGTGCAGCCGCGGCGGCCTCGGCATCGTCCGGGATGTCGAGCAACCGCGCGTTGCTGCTGAGCAGTGCACGGCTGTAGCCCTCCGTCTGGAGGACTCCGGGAACGAGGGTTGGCGAGTAGATCCGGAAAAGGCCGGTGGAGCGGAACAGCTGTACGTAGCTGTCCTGCAGCTGGCGCAGGCCGATACGGGTGCGCCGACGCCACTCGGTGTACATGGACTCTGCGTTGAGCGACGCGGCCACGAGGTCGTCGGCCCGCGCCTCGGCCCGGCAGGTGGCGCACCAGCGGCGGATGTCAGTGGGCGAGGGCGGAGTCTTAGCGTTCTCGATGCGGGATGTCTTGGCGTGATGCCATCCGCACCGGCCGGCCAGCTCTGCGACCGTCAGGCCAGCGTCCTTACGGATGGCGCGCAGCTGTGCGGCCACGCTTTCGCGGGCGGCCTGAGCTGAGGACGACGGAGAGAGGGGCATGAGCTGGCCTGTCCGATGTTTCCTGTCAGTGGATCTGGTACTGGTCGTGCGGAGTGGCGCGTTCCCAGACGGCTTCGAAGGCATCGCCGCACTGCTTGGCGATGCCCGCCTCCGTGCGGAGTTCGAGCGGTGGGTCTGCCCAGTCGCCGTCGCCGCTGAAGTGGTTGAACAACACTCGGGATCCGTCGAAGATCCACAGGTCGCAGCCGGGCAGCAGAAGGTCGACCGCGTAGCGCCGGGGAAGCCACCGAACCTGTTCGCCGGCGAACACGTTGACGCTGGTGCCAGCGTGTTCGTAGCGGATGTAGTCGGTGACAGGCTGGGAGACGATGCGTGCCCGGCGCACGGTGACGCCGCGGGCGGTGGTCCGCTGGATCAGATCGACCCACGGGGCCCAGTAGGCCGAGCCGGGGTCGGAGTCCCGCCAGCCCGTCTCCTTCCACTGCTGGAAGTCGTCTGCCTCGTCGCCGACACCGTAGGCGTCGCGCATCTCCAGGTGGACGGCGGAGTGTTGGGCGGCTTCGAGGAGATCGTTAAAGCGCAGCTCGCTCTGCGGCATCGCAGGCCTCCCTCAGCAGCGGGACGAGGTGGACGGGGATCCGGATCACGGTCTCGTGGGCGGGGATGCCCTTGTCGTGTCCGGGGGCGGTGTTCTCCACGCACTGCTCCCGTGTCTGGGCATCGGCGGTGTAGCTCTGGAGCACGATGTCGGCGGTCTCGGTGTCGACCCACGCTGTGGGCGACCCGCTCTGTCCCGTCTCCGGGTCGATGCCGATGAACTGTAAGGCCATGGCTTTCCTCCCCTGATGCTGCGTGCACTGATGTGCACCAACGTCACCCGCGCGGGCCGCGGCGGTCAAGACCGCGAACCAGCCGCATCGCATTACGGGGCGCTGTGCGCACATCGGTGCACAACGCTGGCAGTGGTGCACATCACGCTCCTAGCGTCGGGAGACACAGCAAACCCCGGCGGCCGCGTGAACGGCCCCGGGCGTGGCCGACTGGTTGGAGTCGACATGGCAGAGCCTACGCACACCCCGTCGCAGAGCACAGACCAGGAATCGGTCGGCCGCCGGTGCGACTGGCACAAGGGTCCGTCGGAGACCGCGGTGATCGTCGATGCGATCGAGCGGAACAGCGCCCCGCCCGTCGCCCTGTGGGCCTGCGCGCCCTGCCGCGAGCAGCGCGGCCTGGTCCCGCTCGCCGACCAGCCCACGCCCCGGGGCGAGGTGCGGTCATGACCCAGCGCACCATCACACCCCCCGCGGACGCCGAGTATCAGGCGCTGCTGACCCACTGCGTGAACTGCGGCTCGTGCCGGACCGTGCCCGAGCGGGAATGCCCCCGAGCCGGGGCACTACGCCGTCGGTGGACGACGGCACGACGCACGGCCAACTGCGCGGGAGGCACCCGGTGAAGACCCGCGGAAACGACGAGGAGAAGTCCCTCGCAGCCGGGCGGGCGGCGGGCTACTGCTGGGTCCGGAATCCACACGGGGTGGGCCGGTGCACCCGCCCGCCTGGTCACTCCGACTGGCACGTCGACCACAACAACGGCCGCGCCCGCATCACGGACACGTCCGGGAGCACGTGGGCGTAAAGACCCCGACCCGGCGTCGCCCGGGCCGGTACCGCAAGGAACAAGCGAAAGGCAACCATGCACAACACCGACGACCTCACCTGGGCCACGTCCAGCTACTCCGGCGGCAACGGGGCCTGCGTCGAGGTCGCCAAGACCGCCGGCGTGACGTTCTTCCGGGACACCAAGGACCGCAGCATCCCCGCCGCAGCCGTCTCGGGCGACGCTTGGGGCGCGTTCCTCCAGGGCGTGAGGGCGAGGACGTTCGACGCCTGACCCGCACCCTGCACTGCGGCCACGGCCGGATCACCCCCCGGCCGGGGCCGTTCAGTGGACGAGGTCAGCGAGCGGACAGCCGATGGCGTCGGCGATACGGATCAGCGTGTCGAGCTTGGGGCTTGAGTGCCCCTGCTCGATCCGGCTGTAGCTGGCGACGTCGATGCCGGAGCGTCCACACACCTGCTGCTGGGTCAGATTGTGCCGCTCGCGTACGCGTCGGATCTGTTCGCCCACTTCACGGCGGCGGGTGAGGACCCGGTCGTCGGGCTGGGTGGGGCGGGGCACGGGTCCACGCTCCCGACCGCGTGATCAAATGTGATTAGGCTGGACCCTAACTTTTGTGATCTTGAAACCGGGCGACCCGTTCGCCCCCACGAGCCCGCCGAAGGCGTGGAGCCAAAAAAGGCTCCGGAGAGGCGCCGGAGGCGGGGACAGGGCGGCCGTCCCTCACGGGGCGGCCGCCCGCCGCATGTTTTAGCGTGATCATTTAGCCCTCGGGCCAGCATCGGGCCAGTTAGCGATCACTGGACCCCTGAAAAGCACTGAAGCCCCCGTCTCAGACTGCGTCTGAGCTGGGGGCTTCTCGGTAGACCCTGTGGGACTCGAACCCACAACCAATGGATTAAAAGTCTGATGAGCACTCAAGGCGCCTCGTACCGGCTCGTACTGGTTGACCCTGCCTTGCGTCACAGTTCCCAGGTCAGAGCTGTTCAACGGTCGTTTACCGAGCCACCGACACCGTACCTCGTACCGTCTCGTACCGCGTCGTTGCGTGGCCTTCGGGCCAGCACGGGGCCAGCAGAAAGGGCCTCTGACCCGCAGGTCAGAGGCCCTTTGCCTGTGCCTCAATTCTACGTCTCTGGCACCCCGTTGTCAGTGCCCTCATCTACCGTGGGCTCGTTACCATTCGCGTCTGCTGGCTGCGACGCTCCAGGCCCCGCCTCCGGGACAGCTACCGAAGGCGGGGCCTCGCCGCGTGTCTTCCGTGCACGCGGGACGGCGGCCGCCGCCTTCTCCGTCAGCTCGTCCTCGTACTCCTCGAACAGCTCCATGTAGGTGTCGACCGTGAGCACGTAGGTCGAGTGCCGCAACTTCACTTTCGCGTCGTTCATGTCGCCGCCGCCGGCCTTTACCAGCGCGGCCGCGCCGTGCCGGAGGTCTCGCAGGTTGATGGGCGGCAGGTCCGTCGCCTCCATGATGCGCTTGAACGTCTTCGAGACGACGTCCGGATGCAGCCACTCACCCGACTCGGTCGTGAACATCTTGCCCGTGTCGACCCAGTTCGGCGTGTCCTTGCCCTGCTCCCGCTCGACGGCGGCCTGGGCGTTCCAGGTATCGCGCTCGGCCCGTTGCCGGGCGCGGTGCTCCTCGAGGACGGCGACCGTGCCGGCGTCCAGCTTCACTGTGGATGCAGAGTCCTGCGTCTTGGGGGTCGTCTCGATCGGCGTCCAGCCGTCGACCACGATCTCGGTAGCCACGAGGATCGTCTTCTTGGCCGCGCTGAAGTTCTCCCACGCCTGGCCCACGCCCTCGCCGCGGCGCAGGCCGTGGTGGGCGATCAGGTGGAAGAAGGCGTAGAGCCGATCACCTTCGGCGGCGTCGAGGAAGGCGCCGAGCTGGGCCGGGTTCCACACCATGACCGGGGACGGCTTCTCCCTGGTCTCCCGCCAACGGGCCACCCGCTCGGCAGTCCACAGCAAACCCTTGGGCCGGGCGGCGGGATTCAGCTCGACGTGTTGTGCGGCGTTGAAGGTGATGAGTTGCTTGGCGATCGCCTTGTTCAACGCCATGCGGAGCGTGCGCCGGATGGCCTGCTTCGTGGCAGGGCCGGTAATCCGGCGGAAGGGCGGCATGCCCGCAAGCTTCTCGCGCTCGGCAGCGAGCTGGGCCCGCTCGGCAGCTTTCGGTGCCCCGGGCTTCCCTCTCTTACAGCGCGCGACTTGCTCGCGGCGCGCAGCGTTCTCGGCGGCGATCACATCGTTGCGGTCATCGATCGCGTTGAACATGTCCTCGACGTGGCCGACGCTGAGCCGGTCCAGGCGCAGGTGCCCGATGGCGGGCTTCAGGTGGACACGGATGTGGGAGGCGTAGCCGTGGTTCGTGGTGGCCCGCGTCTTCTTGTTCGCCATGACCTGGTCGAGCCAGTCACCGACGGTCGTCTTGCCGTCGAGGGGGATGCCGACGCCGAGCTTTCGCGAGACCTCGGCGGGATCGGGGAGGTCGGCGCGGCGCTTCATGATGTCGGCGAGCAGATCGCCGACACGGCGCTGCTCTTCGGGGTCGTCGCCAGGAAGAGCGAGGATCGCCTGCAGCCGGGAGAGGTCGACCGAGGCGTCCGTCACGCTGCCGTATCCAGTGCGCCTGAACGCCCTGCGGTTTCCGTCTGCGTCGGGCGGCAGCTCCTGGCGCAGTGCTAGGGATCCATGTGCTTTCTTGCTGAGCTGCGGGCACTTCTTGCCCAGCAGCCGTCCATCTGCCCCGCGACACTCGCATCGCTTGGTGATGCCTCCGGCGCGGCGTACAGACGGCATGACGTGCTCCTTCCTGACTGGCTAGTCGGGTGGCTTCTCAGTGTGGCCGAGGTGGGCCAGCCCGACCCCAAGAACGAACTGCGCGGCCTCGTTCAGGGCGTCCCTGGTTGCATCCGGCATGGCCCCTGCGCGAACGCCGAACGCGACTCTGCCAGCCTCGTTCAGGGCGTCCAGAGTGGCGTCCGGCATGGCCCCTGTGCGAACGCCGAACGCGAGGCTGCCCGTTTTTGTCGTGAAAGGTACGATCACCTCCCCGTCGGGCAGGTCGTCGCTGAAGAAATACCAGGCTCTCGGCATCTGCGGTGACTCCATGCAGCCTCCCCCAATCTCCCGCGCAAGCGTTCGATTTTCGGCGTTGACCAGCGCCCTTACTGCGTTGGGTGTGTCGACATGATCGCACCATGCGCACCAGATCTCTACATGCAGTTTCAACTACTCACTGAGAGTGACGCAGGATCATTCTTGATCACTCGAATGCGGTGGAGCCAATGTGTCGATCAGGCGTAGCAGGCGTTCCCGCTGATCAGGGGGCAGGGAGTCGAGTTTTCGAACATACGCAGCCGCCTCCCCCGATCCGGACCGCAGCGGATCCCTGCCGTGAAACTGGGAGCCGGCCGCATCTTGGAGGCGTTCGATCGGCAGTTGAAACCCAACCGCAAGCCCGCGCAGCTCCCAGAAGTCGGGAGGCGTGATCCCCCCCTCTTCATTCCCCTCCAGCCGGTAGATGCGGCCACGCTTGACGGCCTTGCCCGTCTCTGGGTCGACGGAGCGCTCGGCCGCCTTCGAGAGGCCGATCCCCAGTTCCTCGCGACGATTCTTCAGCAGGTCCGTGAACTGGGTGCGGATCTCGCTCTGTTCAGGGGTTGTCGACGAAGTCTCATGGGGCGCCATGGGGCTCATCCTGCCATTCCTCCTGGCTGTGTAGACGTGCGCCTGTTCGGGATCTATCCGAATTCTTAGAGACGTACGGGCAGGTCGCCGGTCCTGTTCATCCATCTCGCTGAACGGATTGTTCAGCACGCGGGCCAACTCCGCCAGGTCGCACAGGGTCATTGGCCGGTTACGGGCGCGCGCCCCCTCTATCCATCTTGCTGGACAAAGCGTTCGGGCCATGGAATGCTCACGAGCACGCCATCCATCTAGATGGACAATGCGTCCCGTGGAGAGAACGTGAGCAACGAGAACACCACGCCCACCATGTACGCCGTCCACAGCAGCGCCCGGCTCAAGGCGCTCATGGAGCGCACGGGCGAAGGCGAGTCCATAACCAGCCGCGAACTGGCCACCAAGGCCGGTGTCGCCCACGGCACCATCGGCGGCCTGATGTCCGGGGCCCAGCGGAACGTGCCCGAGGACAAGGCGCAAGCCATCGCTGACTCACTCGGCGTCAAGCTGCTCGTCCTCTGGATCGAGATGGAGCGCGCGGGCCGCGTCTTCATCCCCGCGCAGGTAGCCGTATGACGACCGCTGCGCCCCTCTCTCTCGACCAGGTCCGCGCCCTGCCCGCTATGCCCACGGCGCTGCAGGCCTTCGCCGCTCTCAACATCGGCGAGACGAACGGCTACGAGCTGATCAACAGCGGCGAATTCCCCATCGAGGTCGTCAGGTTCGGGCGCGCGTTCCGTGTCCGCAAGACCGAACTCCTCGCGTTCCTCGGCCTGCCCGAGACCGCTGCTGCCGAGGTCCAGTCGGCAGCAGCCAGCGAGGAAATCGCCGACGCCCCCGGGGTCCAGCCGGAGGCGCCGTCCGAGCAGTCCGCGCCCACTCACGCCAGCAAGTAGAACGGGGGCCAGCTCATGACCGAGCTTCCCACGGACGCCGCGCCGTCCACCACGCCCGAGGCCGCCCGCGTGCTGGCCGACTTCGCCGACCAGCACGGGCTCACGGTGCGCGAGTCGCGCGCCGTCGACGAGGACCTCCTGAACCGGACGGTCGTCCTCTGGACGGCCGACGGCAAGGGCCTCGCCCTCGTCCCGACGGGCCAGGCGCCTGCCACCACACTCCTCCGCCTCCGGAAGGAAGTCGCACAGCGCGCCGACGACGTGCAGCGCGCCATCGACTTCCAGGCGTCCGTCACGGCCGGCCACGTCGAGGACGTCGAGGCCTGGCACGCCCGCACCTCCAAGGCGGCACGTTGACCAGCCCCTCCGTGCGCGCCCGGGACACCCCGGGCGGCACGGCCACACCTGAAGTCGTCGGCGAACTGACCGTCGACATGGACAACGGCCGCGCCCGCTACGACTGCTACCGCCCCGGCTGCCCCCAGCGCCGCGAAGGCCCTGTCTACGGGGCCGTCATCCCGGAGTTCGTCCGCGCCATCAAGACCGAGCACCTCGCCCGGCACCACAACGGGGAGCAGAGTTGAACGACGTCCAGCCCGCCGACCTCCGGGCTTCCGCTCGCGAGCTGCACGACGCTGGCCTGTGCGTCCTGCCCATCAAGGCCGACGGGACCAAGCGCCCTGCCGTGTCCTGGCTGCCCTACAAGGTGAACCGGTCCACCCCTGAGGAGCACGACCAGTGGTTCGGCGGCGACCGCCCCCGCGGCATCGCCGTCGTCTACGGCGGCGTGTCTGGCGGGATCGAGATGCTGGAGTTCGAGGGCCTCGCCGTCCGTGAAGGTGTCCTCACTGAGGTCACCGAGATCATGGAGGGCTCCGGGCTCGGCGACGTCTGGCAGGCCATCACCACCGGGTGGGCCAGCGAGTCACCGTCCGGCGGCGTGCACTACCGCGTGCGAGTCGAGGACGGCGTCGCCGGGAACACAAAGCTCGCCAGCCGTCTGGCTCGCGAAGACGAGTACACCGCCGAGGAACGGCAGCGGCTCGCCGAGAAGCCGAACAGCAAGATCGTGCGGGTCCTCGTCGAGACACGCGGCGAAGGTGGCTATGGACTCGTCGAGCCGTCTGGCGGCCCGGTTCACGCGTCCGGCCGCCCGTACGTCCGCCTCGCCGGTGGGCCCGCCACGATCCCCACGCTCGACGCCGACACCCTCGACGCGGTGCACGCCATCTGCCGGATGGTCGACCAGCTGCCGAGCGAGGAGAAGGCAAAGACAGCTCCGCGGCCGAAGCGCGAGTTGCCCGCCGGAGCCGTACGGCCGGGCGACGACTTCGAGGCCCGTACCGACTGGCCCGACATCATCGGCGATGAGTTCGACCCGATCTTCACGCGCGGCAACACGACGTACTGGCGTCGCAAGGGAAAGAACACCGGGATTTCGGCGACGACCGGCCACGCCGCCGACCGTGATCGGTTGTACGTCTTCACCACCTCGACCACGTTCGAGGCCGAGACCCCCTACGACAAGTTCGCCGCGTACACGCACCTCACCCAGGGCGGCACCAGCGCCGAGGCATTCAGGAGGGCGGCCGGGGAACTCCGCGGCCGCGGCTTCGGTACTGACACCCGCCCCCTCAATCTGGTGTCGCAGCAGCCCCGGCACTTCAGCGACGGCTCATCCGCCCTCGACCCCGACCATGCTGCCCACGAGGAGCAGGCCGCCGGCGAGGCGCCCGGCCTCCGGCTCGTAAGCAACAAGCCCGAGCTGGACATCACCAACGAGGCTGACGCCCTCGACGGCGTCCTCGCCCTCATGGACCAAGGGCGTCTTCCCGCCCTCTACGCCCGGTCCGGCGGCCCCACATGGGTCCACAAGGACGACGAGGGCAACCCCGCCATGCAGCAGCTCGGCACCGACAACCTGCGCGCCTACCTCGCCGAGCACGTCGCTACGTACACCGTCCGACCCGACCCGATCACCGACGGCATGAAGCACGAGCGTGAACTCCTCATGCCGAAGACCTGCTCGACGATCCTCGGTCGCCGAACGTGGCCGCTGCCCCGGCTCCGGGGCATCGTCACCTCGCCTGTGGTCCGGCCCGACGGCACGCTGCTGCGCGAGCCCGGCTACGACCGGGCCACCGGCCTTTACCTGGAGCCGCGCGTACCGATGCGGCGTCTCCAGCCCGACGTCACCGCCGAGAGCCTGGAGAGGGCGAAACAGATCGTCCTCGGCGACATGCTGGCCGACTTCCCGTGGCAGGAGCCGTCCGACCGGGCGCACTTCCTCGGGTCCTTGCTCACGCCGATCCTGCGCCCCCACTTCTACGGGCCCACGCCGATGTGGGTCATCACGGCGACCGCTCCGGGATCCGGGAAGAGCCTCCTCAAGGACATCCTCAAGGCGGCGTACGGGATCGCCGAGACCGCGTGGCCCGAGAACGACACCGAACTGCGCAAGAGCATCACGACCCAGCTGTACACCACTGGGCAACCGGTCGTCGTCCTCGACAACCTGCCGAACGGCTACGTGCTGAAGAGCCCGGTCCTCTCGTCTCTGCTCACCACCGAACACTGGGGCGACCGCGTCCTCGGCAGCACATCGTCCGTGACCATGCCCAACGACCGCGTCTGGATCGTCACCGGCAACGCCCTCCGCACCGGCGGGGACAATGGGCGCCGCGTGCTGTGGGTCCGTCTCGACCCCGACTGCCCCGACCCCGACCAGCGCGATGGCTTCCGCGTCGGCGACCTGCGGCCGTGGCTGCGGTCCAACTCGTCCACCGTCGTGGCCGCCCTGGTCACCATGGTTCGCGCCTGGCTCGCCGCTGGCGCTCCCACCGAGCGCATCCGCAAGGGCGACTACTCGGAGTGGGCCTCGATGGTGGCTGGCCTGCTCAAGTACCTCGGCGTCGAGGGCTGGATGGCCGACCGTGGGCAGGCCATCGACCAGGACGATGAGCAGCTCGAATGGTCGGCGTTCCTGGAGTCCTGGCGCGAGAAGCTCGGCGATCAGCCGCAGACGACGAGCGCCGTCCTCGGCGGTGTCGCCGACCACGTCCCGCGCCACCCCAAGACCGGTGAGATGCCGACCCCGAACGTGTTGGGCGGCTGGCTGAAGAGCCGGGCCGGCCGCTACTTCGGCACCCACAAGGTCGTGAAGGTCTGGGATGCCCGCCGCCGCTGCAACGTGTGGCGCGTCGAGGTCCACGCACAGCGCGGCACGGGACGGCACGAGTCATGACGGCCGCCGCGTACGACGCAGGGAGTGCAGGGACTTTGCAGGGAGCTGTGCAGGGAGGCACACGACTCCCTGCACAGGGCCTGATCTGCGCCGAGGCAGGGACGCAGGGAGATGCGGGGAGTTCCTGCCGCTCCTCTTACTGCGCGCGCGTCACTCGTGCATCGCGCATCGCACAACAGCATGCGGATTTGAAAACGATCTGCGGCTCTCTCACTGCGTTGGCCTTGAGCTATCTCCCTGCAACTCCCTGCCTCCCTGCAAAACCGCAGATCAACCCGTAGCAGGGACCCGAGGCGCCTCCCTGCGCGCCTCCCTGCAGGTCCCTGCGCTCCCTGCAAAACACCAGCAACCGAACCGAGGTGAACCATGAGCACCACCATCGCCGCCGTACCCGACACCTTCACCCCCCGCCCGTACCAGGTCGAGGCGATCCAGGCCCTGATCGACGGCTGGGCTGGACCACGCAACCGGATCGCGGTCGTACTGCCGACCGGCGCCGGTAAGACCGTGATCATCGCCAACCTGATCAGGCAGCTCCTTGCCACCCTGCTGCGAGGCAAGCGAGCCCTCGTCATCGCACACCGCGAGGAACTGCTCGAGCAGGCCGCCGCGAAGATCCGCGCCGTCTGCCCGGACCTGCGCGTCGGCATCGTGAAGGCCGAGCGCGACGAGCACCAGGACGCCGACGTGATCGTGGCCAGCGTCCAGACGCTGGCCGTTGAGAAGCGCCGGCGGGCCATCCTCGACATCGGCCTCGTCATCGTCGACGAGTGCCACCACGCCGCCGCCCGCACCTACATGGAGGTCCTCGCCCACTTCGGTGCATGGACCGGGACCCCGGTCGCCGGGTTCACCGCGACCATGACCCGTACGGACGGCGGCCTCGCCGAGGTCTGGGAAGACGTCGTCTTCACCCTCGACATCCTCGACATGATCAGTGACGGCTACCTCTGCGACGTCCGGGGGAAGCGCGTCACCGTCGACACCCTCGACCTCGACCAGGTCCGCACCCGCGGCGGCGACCTGGTCGACGGCCAGCTCGGCAAAGCCCTGGAGGACTCCGGCGCGCTGGACGCCATCGCCAAGGCGTACACCGAGCATGCACCGGACCGGCCGGGCGTCGTCTTCACGCCCACGGTCGCAACCGCCCAGGCCGCCGCCGAGTCGCTTCGAAGCGCTGGAATCACGGCAGCGCCAGTGTGGGGCGACATGCCGCGCGAGGAACGCCGGGCCGTACTCCGTCGGTACGAGGCGGGCCACGTGCAGGTTCTGACGAACTGCTCGGTGTTGACCGAGGGCTTCGACGCTCCGCACACCTCGTGCATCGTCGTCGCCCGCCCCACCAAGTCCCCGGGCCTGTACGTACAGATGGTGGGCCGAGGCCTCCGTCCGGCCCCTGGCAAGACGGACGCGCTGCTGCTGGACGTGATGGGCGCCTCGACCCGGCACAAGCTCGCGAGCATGGTCGACCTGACCGGGCGGGAGATCGGGCAGGCCGAGGACGGCAGGACGCTGCGCGAGGTCGCCGAGGAAGCCATCGCCGCTGAGAAGCGCCGCGTCCTGGCCGCGCGCATCGAAGTGGAGGAGACCAACCTCTTCGGTAGCTCTCAGATTCGCTGGCTCCGTACGCCCGCCGGCACATGGTTCATCCGCCTGACGAGCGCCATGTTCCTATTCCTCGTCCGGGACCCCGGGACCCGCCTGTACCGGATGCGCCGCTGGACGGCCGCCGAGGGCGTACGGCCGCCGCGCGAGGACGTCGCCCGCCCTCTGGCCGAGGCGCTCGCGTGGCTGGAGCAGCAGGCCCGCGCTCTCGCCCCAGGCGCGTTCGTGAGCCGTCAGGCCCGCTGGCGCCACGGCACCCCGTCCCCGAAGCAGCTCGGTCTGTGCCGCCGTCTCGGCATCGCGGTGCAGAAGGGAAGCACCGCCGGGGACGTCGCCGACCTGATCGACACGGACCGCGTCGGCTCGGTCCTCGGAGCCCTGATCCTTCCCGCCGCCGCGTAGCGGGCCGGGCCTGTCGCTATCAGGCCCGGCCCTCCACCCATCACACCACGGAGGAAGCCATGAAAGGTCCAGTGCCCTACTTCGGCAGTAAGCAGCGCGTCGCCGACTGGATCGTGTCTCTGCTGCCCGCCCACGATCACTACGTCGAGCCGTTCGCCGGTGGCCTGTCCGTCCTGCTGGCCAAGCGCCCCGCCCGGATGGAGACGGTCAACGATCTCGACGGCGAGCTGATGACGTTCTGGCGCGTCCTCCGCGACCGCCCGGCCGAGCTGCTGCGCGCCTGCATGCTCACCCCGCACGGCCGCGCCGAGCTCGCCGCCACTTGGGACCAGACGACGGATGAGCTCGAGTTGGCCCGCCGCATCTGGTGCCGCCTCGCCCAAGGCCGTTCCGGCACGCTGCGGAATACCGGCTGGCGGCACTACATCGACCCGGCCGGATCGTCCACGTCGATGCCCGGCTACCTCGAGGCCTACGCCAACCGGCTCGCCGCCGCCGCGGAACGCCTGCACGGGGTTTCCCTCGAGGCCCTGCCCGCCGCCGAGGTAATCGCTCGGTACGGATCACGGCCGAACGTCCTGCTGTACGTCGACCCGCCGTATCTCGGCACGACCCGCGGATGGGGCAACAACTACCGCTGCGAGATGAAGACCGAGGCCGAGCACCGGGAACTGGCGGCCGTACTCGCCGACTGCACAGCCACGGTCGTCCTGTCCGGCTACCACAGCCCGGTCTACCTCGATCTGTACGACGGCTGGCACCGGTACGAGCAGGCGTCGATGACCGGCAACGCGAAGACGGCGAAGACCCGCGTCGAGGTGCTGTGGGCCAACCGGCCTCTCGGTGTCCACCTCGACCTGTTCACCGACCTGCCCGCATGACCACGAGCACCAAGGAGGCCTGAACGATGAGCCGATTCGCCCGCGTCGTCTGCATGATCTACGGCGCCACCGCCCTGTTCCTCGCCTACGCCACCGTCGAGCAGGCCCTCAACGGCGAGGTCTGGGCCGTCGCCGCCCTCGCCGCCTGCTCCCTCGTCCCCCTCATCGGCCTCATGCGCGAGGTCGAGCACTCAGACGCGGTGGCGAACGCCCGAGCCCTCGTTGAGCGCGCGTGCGCCGCCGTCGACAGCGCGGACCGCCCGCCGCTCCCCCGCAGGACCCCGGGCGCCGATGGCATCGTCGCCGTCGCCATGGCCGCCGCCTGCTGCGAGGTGTGGTGGTCAACCGCTGGCGCCCAGCACGACCCGGCTACCTGCACCCGGAAGGACCACCACGCATGAGCCAGATGCGGCACACGGCCAGCAGCATCAACGATGACGCCCTCGACGCGCTGTACGCCAACGCGTCCAAGGGCTGGCGGCGCGGCGATATCTGGAAGAAGAAGGCCATCGAGATAGAGGCCGACCGCGACCGCGCCGCCGCCGCGATCGAGCGCGTGCGGGCCCTGCACCGGCCCATTGGGCGCGGCCCCTTCACCATCTGCACCCACTGCTCTGGCTGGAACGGCGCCCGCTGCCTCGGGGTCGTCACCCCGCACCCCTGCGAGACCCTCATCGCCCTCGACGAGCCCAAGGAGAACAGCACCACGTGAACGCCTGCACCCTGTGCGAGGACGAGACCGGCGAGGCGTACCTGTGCGAGCGCGACACCCTCGCGCTCGCCGGGCGCCTCGCCCGGCTCCCTGCCCTCGTCGACGAGCTCGCCGAGCACCTGGTGCCGCGCGTCGCCGGGCCATCCGAGCGCGTCGCGTCCGGTCCGGCCGGATCCCGCGCGCCGCTGAACCTGGACGTGCTGGACCTGGTGCATGGCGGCCACATCACTGCGGTACTGGAGTCGTGGCGGGTCGACGTGCAGCGGGTGCGCTGGCCGCAGCACACGCCTCCCCCGCCGGCCGGACTGGCGGCGGCATGCCGATGGCTCGGTATGGAGCTGGAGTGGATCGCCGCCGAGTACCCGGCGGCCGGCGAACTGGCCCGCGAGGTACGCGAGCTGGAGGGACAGGCGCTGTCGATCGTCGGCGAGCCGCCGCCGCGTCCGCAACGGCTCGGCCTGTGCGTCGCCGTGACGGACGACCAGGGCACGGTGTGCGGTGCCGTACTCACTCGGCTCCCCGGCGGGCCGGTGCGGTGCCGTTGGTGCGGGACCGGCTACCGGACAGAGCAAGACCTGCTGCTCTTGCGGCACTTCCAGCCGACGCACACGACGAAAGTGATTGCCTAGAACCCTAGGGTTCGAGTAGTCTGGGCAGCGTGCCAACGACCAATTGGCGCGAACGAGTTGACGCCGAGGACCAGAGACAGAAGCGACTACTCGGCTTGATCTCAGCGAGTGCCCGACGGCGAGCCGCAGCGCTCGAAGACGGCGTACGAGAGCTGGGAGACAAGTCGGCAGTCGCAAGGGACCGCGGCATCAGCCCGAGCGCAGTCCGAAGAGCCATCCGCGAGCACGGGACCGGGACCCTACCCCCGCCCAGCTCCCCGACCACAACTGAATAGCCCGGAAAGCGGGCAACCCCGGCAAGCCGACCCTACCGGCCGCCGGGGCACCACTTGATCACGAGAGAGAGCAAGCTCCTCATGACCCAGCCGAACCCTATCTCCCCCGTCACCCCAGTGACCCGTGACCACGTCACCGAGGCCCGTGACCTCCGAGCGCTGCTCGAAGCCACCCTCGACGCGATCACCCTGCCCTACGGCACCCACGACTACGACCAGCGGATGCGCGAGCGCGTCGGTTGGACGCACACCACGCTCAAGGGCGCCCTCGCCGAAGACCCGGCAGACCTCGGCTGGAACGTCGACTACCTCCGCGGCAAGCTCGCCGCCGAGCAGGCCGAGGCCGACGAGCGCGCCAAGAACAAGTGCGACCGCTGCCACCGCCCGTTCGACGCGAGCGACACGAGGTTCGACGGCCGCGCCCGCCACAAGGACACCCCGTTCTGCCGATGGTGCACGGACAACTGCGGCGACGGCGGCACGGAACACGTCTGCGTCATCTGCGAGCCGAAGCGGTACGGGGGTGGCCACTGATGGGCCTCTTCGATCGACTCTTCGGCGACGACCACGAGCGCGCCGCGAAGTACGAGGGCCGCGAGTCTGCGTCCGACCGTGCCTCCCGCAAGCGGCGGGAGAACTACCGCAGCAAGGGCATCCGCCGTGCCGCAGATGCTGGCGAGCGCTGGGAGCAGAAGGATCGCCGCAGGTTCGGGGGTGGGCGATGACTGCCATGTCCCGTGCGACGCGCCGGATCGTCGTTGCGCACCTTGCGCAGTGCGGCATGAATCCTGCGGAGATCGCTTCCGAGCTGGGCATTTCCCGCGACACCGTGCGCAGGGACATCGCAGAAGCGCCCGATTCCGAGCCTGAGCCTGCGGCGCCCGTTGCGGCACCTCCTGCGCCCGGTCTGCTGCTCCCCGAGACGACGCAGACGACGCGCGACCTCAACCTCCTCGCGGCCGCATACAAGGCGCAGCCCGAGGACGTCGCCCGCTTCGCCATCCACCACCTTGCGCAGGCCGTGCGCCGCCGCTGGGCGGCCGCAGGCGCCGCGCAGGAAGCCCGCGAGAAGCAGCAGGCGTAGGCCGTGCTCGCCGCGTTCTTCGCCACTGCCGCTCTCCTCGCGCTCCTCGGCCTCCGCGCCATCGCGCTGCCCGACGTCCCGAAGATCTCCGGGACCGTCGCCCTCGTGCTCACCCTCGCCGCGCTCGGCGTGGCCGTCCTCCACTGAAGGACCAGCTCATGAACTACGTCACCTACGGCGGCGTCACCGTCGGCCTCTGCCTCCTCGCCTACCAGCTCGTCACCTGGTGGCCCGGCCGCAAGCAGCTGACGAAAGACCCGCTCAAGCACGCCGCCAGACTCGCTCCGTTCCTCGCGTCCTGGTGCTACGGCTGTCTCACCACCCTCGGCATCGGCGGCCTCATCGGAACCGCCTCCAGCGCCACCCTTGGGCTCTCCAACTGGCTCGGCGACGTCGCCCTCGTCTGGGGCGTCGGAGGCAGCAGCGGGCAGCTCGCGGGCCGCGCAACCTTCGTACCGCTGTCCGGGCCCGGCGTTGCCCTGGTCCTCATCCTGACCGCCATCTTCATCGCCGCCGTGGCCAAGGCCAGCGGCGAAGCCTCATCCGTCCTCAAGCGGGGCGCCTGGTGCGGCATCTGCCTCGGCACCTCTGCGGGTGTGGCCGGGTTCGCCGCGGTGCCGCTCGCACGGGCCGCGAACCTGCTCGCCGACCACGTGTACCAGGCCGTGTGATGGGCGCCGCCAAGGACACCGAGGAGCCGTCCCGGGCGGCCGGCGGATGTGTGCTGCTTATGCTCGCGGGCGTCACCACAGCGGCCGTGTTCGCTGCCTCCGAGGTCGCCGGGATCCTTGCCCTGTGGATCGTCGGAACGCTGCTCCTGTGGCGTGCCGCCCGCCGCCACATGTCCGATTCGTCCGCCACTCCCCCACCGAGAGGGGTTACCCCCTCAGGGGACGTTGTCGCAGTTGAGCGCCTCGAAGTCGCGAGAGTGGTCCCGATCGCAGAAGGGGTTGCCTGCATCCTGCATCCAGTCCGCGAGGAGGAGGTGAACAAGCCGTGATCCGACGCCTCTTGACCCTCGTGCACGAGTGCTGCCCCGAGTGCGGATGGTGGGTGCAGGGATGCCCACACCAGAAGCGCTGACCGCGCATCATGGAGGCATGGAGTCGCAGATCATCCGCCCCGGCCACCTCACCGCCGAGCAGACCCGCAGAGTCCTCGGCATCAGCGCCGGAGCCCTCCGGAACTTGGTATACCGAGGCCAGCTCACCCGCTCCAGCGGCACCGAGCGGCACCCGTACTACGCCGTCCCCGACATCACCGCCCTCCTCGTGAAACGACAGGAACGCGCCGCTGCTTGACCGCAGGTCAGACCCTGTGTGACGATCCGCGTGTACAACTGTGCCCTCAACCGGCACCACAGACGCACACGAAGCCCCGGCGGCCCCGAGCCCCGGGGCTTCGTCGTGTCACAACCCTGTCGCAGCGCTCGCCCGGCCACCCGCACGGCGTCACACTGGGCCCCTCATCACCACACTCCAAGGGGGGAACCATGGGGTTCATCAACAACGCCAAGGCCAAGGGCGCTACAGACGAAGCGCGCAAGGCCTACACCGAGGGACGCAGCGTCCTCGTGTACAAGTTCATCGAGGCCAACAAGACCAGCATGACCACCGCGCCGATGACTGGCGTCGGCGAGCAGATCGAAGCCGTCGAGGCCGAAGGCTGGACGCTCGCCAACATGGCGGCCGCAGAGAGCAAG